GATGGCCACGGTGTACTCGGGCGCCAACCCCGGCGAGTTCCGCGGCCCCGAGCATCACTGGGGGTGGATGGACGAGTTCGCCAAGTACGCGCGCGCACGTGACGTCTACGACAACCTGAACATGGGGTTGCGCCTTGAGTACGTGCGCAAGGGCAGTGACCCGCGCGACCGCGAGCCGCAGTGCCTCATCACCACAACGCCCAGACCCATCGCGGTGATGCGCGAGTTGGTGAAGAAGAAGAACGCGGTGGTGACTCACGGCAGCACGTATGAGAACCGCGCGAACCTGGCTGAGTCGTTCCTTCAGGAAATCCGCGACAACTACGAGGGCACGCGCATCGGCCGGCAGGAGATTGGCGGGGACCTGCTGGACGACGTGCCAGGCGCGCTGTGGAGCCGCGAGTGGTTCGATCGCCCAGGCTTCCGGCAGACGGGCGACCTCAGCCTGTTCGACCTCATCGCGGTTGCCATCGACCCAGCGGCCTCGTCGACCGAGAGCAGCGATGAGACGGGCATCGTGGTGATGGGGCTGTGGCGTGACGCACAGGGCCGGCGGCGCTTCCACGTGCTGGCCGACCGGAGCATCTATGGCACGGCCAAGCAGCGGGCCCGTGCAGCCATCCTGGCGATGCTGGACTTCGAGGCCAACACCTTCGTTGTCGAGACGAACAACGGCGGCGACTGGATACCCGCCGTCATCAACGCCGAGTGGGAGGACATGAAGCGCGACCCCTCGTGGTCCGAGAAGCTCGTGGGCATGCCGCGCATCGAGTGCGTGACGGCCACGCGGGGGAAGCACACCAGAGCCGAGCCCATCAGCACGCTGTATGAGCAGCTCGGCACCGTGACGCACGAGCCGGGGCTGGAGGAACTCGAAGACCAGATGGTCACGTGGAGCCCTCTCTTGAATGAGCGCAGCCCCGACCGCATGGACGCGCTGGTCTGGGCGGGCACGTACCTCTCGACGGCCAAGGTGTTCGTCGCAACGTGACGCACCCGCCCAGCGCGTGAGAGTCTTCGGCGCATGGGCATCTGGCAACGAGTCAAAGGGCTGTTCGGACCGGGCGAGCAGGCCGAGACCTCCGCCGGCGGGCTGCTGTCGGGCGTGGTGCAGTCGGGCATGGCGCCGCGTCGTGGCTCGCGTGAGCTGCTCGCCGCCTACCGCACCCACCCCTGGCTGCATGCCGTCGTGCATCGCATCGCGGGAGCCGTGTCGTCGGAGCACTTCGAACTGTACCGCTCCAACAAGGGCCGCAAGATGGCCACCGCCAAGGGCATGCACACCACGGTGACGCGCAGCGCGGTCGAGTACTCGCCGAAGGACGCCGTGGAGGTGGAGGACCACCCGCTCCTTCAGCTCATGGAGAACCCATCGCCGGTCTTCACGCGCGCGATGTTCTTTCACCTCGTGCAGGCATTCCTCGACACGAAGGGCGAGGTGGCGCTGGTCATCGAGCGGGACGGCAGCGGCCTCCCGTGCGAGCTGTGGCCCGTGCCTCCCACGTGGTTGATGGAGATTCCGCACGCCAGCTTCCCGTCGTACCGCTTCGGCTATGGGTCGTGGCAGCGCACCATCGCAGAGGATGACGTCATCTACCTGCGGCACCCCGACCTGGAGCAGCCCTACATCCGCGGCGTGGGCTTCGGTGAGTCGCTGGCTGACGAGCTGGACATCGACGAGTTCGCCACCAAGCACCTGAAGAGTTGGTTCTTCAACCGCGCGCTGCCTGACGTCTTCCTCAGCGTCGAAGGGGTGACGTCGAAGGAGGAGGCGCTGCGCTACGAGAACATGCTGCGCGCCAAGCACGGCGGGAAGGGGAAGGCGTTCCAGGTGCACGTCACCAACGGCAAGGTGGACGTGAAGGAGCTGGGCCACACCTTCCGAGAGCAGATGATGCCCGAGCTGCGGCAGCAGGCGCGGGACGTGGTGCTTCAGGTGTACGGCATGCCGCCGGAAATTATGGGCATCGTGGAGAACTCCAACCGCGCAACCATCGACGCGGCCACGCTCATCTTCACCAAGTTCCTCGTGTCGCCCCGCCTCAGCTTCATCGCTGACGCCTTCACGCACTGGGCGCGCACTGCGTACAAGGATGACTCGCTGTGTGTCGGGTTCTGCTCGCCCATTCCCGAGGACGCGACCTTCGCCCTGGCGGTGATGAACGCGCAGCCCGACCTCTTCACCAAGAATGAGTGGCGCACGCTCGCAGGCAAGGCGCCGGTTGACGGGTGGGACGATGAGTTCGCCGAGAAGGCCGCAGCTGGTGGCTTCGGTGCGCCGATGGATGCGCCAGCCGAGAAGCCCGAGGACCCCGAGGACCCGGCTGAGACGCTGGACGACGACACCGAAGAACAGAACAGGGGGTTGCTTCGAGTGGTCCAAGCGCTCGGTCAGTGAGGCGGACATCAGCCGGGCGGCCAACGCGCTGCGCGCCGAGCGGCTGGAGAAGGACGTCACGCCAGCCCTGAAGCGGGGCATCGAGGCGTGGGGCGAGAAGGTCCTCAACAAGCTGGGCGCCGAGGTCTCGTTCGAGATCCGCAACCCAATCGTCGACGAGTACCTCGACTCCTGGCGCGAGCAGAAGATTGTCGGCATCACCAAGACGACGCGCGACCAGGTCACGGCCCTGATGCAGAACGCCGTGGCTGAGGGCGTGGGCATCGACGAGATGAAGCGCCGCCTTCGCGAGACCTTCGAGGGCTGGACCTCGACCAAGGCTGAGACGGTCGCGCGCACCGAGGTGGTGGGCAGCAGCAACGCGGCCAACCTTGCCGCGTACCAGATGAGCGGGCTGGTCGACGGGAAGGAGTGGCTCTCCGTGCAGGACAGCTCCACCCGCGAGACGCACAGCGACATGGACGGCCAGCGCCGTGGCATCCGCGAGACGTTCGACAGCCCGAGCGGCGACAGCACCCAGGGGCCTGGGCTGTTCGGCATCGCAGGCGAGGACATCAACTGTCGGTGCACCGTGCGCCCAGTACTGAACGACGTGGCGTCGCCCGTGGGCGAAGAGCGGGCCATTGAGTGGCGCGCCTATGTGGCCGGGTTGAAGGGCTTCGAGGACGACGTGCGCGACGCCACCGCGGGGGTCATCGCGGCGTGGCTCGGTGACGTAGTGCAGGCGCTCGGATAGTTTGCGGCGCATGGCCGACCCCGTGGCGCACGACGACTCCCCTGAAGCGGTGATGCAATGCGGCATGGCCTACTGCTCGGCGACCGCCACCCACCGCCCCGTGCTGATGCTCTGGGCTGCGCAAACGGTGAAACACGGTGTCATGCACATGAAGAAGCCCGCCGAGGCTGAGGTGGGCATCGGGCTGTGTGCCGAGCACGCCAAGTACACCACCGCCCAGGACCTCATCACCGACGAAGGTTGGCGCCTCATCACCGAGGCCTTCCTGGCCGCCAAGAAGATGCCGCCGGTACGGCACATGACGAAGCTGAAGCTCATCCCGCTGCACTGAGGGCACCACCATGAAGCGCTCGACCCGTCCCGTTGTCGTGACCCCCTTGGAGTGGCGGAACCAGATGAAGGCCGGCAAGGCCTGCGGCATCGCCCGTGGCTCGACCATCGAGCGCGCTGCTGATGGCTCCGTGTCCTTCATCGCCTCGTCGATCGACGCGGACCGATACGGCGACACCATCGACCAGAGCGGCTGGGACACCGCCTCCTTCGAGAAGAACCCCGTGCTGCTCTGGGCGCACTCGCACTCCACCCCGCCCGTGGGCAAGGTGGGCAAGCTGGTGAAGGACGGCGGCCCGATGCGCGCCACCCAGTGCGAGTTCACCCCCGCCGAGATGAACCCCTTCGGCGACCAGGTGGGCCAGATGGTGAAGGGCGGCTTCCTCAACAGCGTGTCGGTCGGGTTCCTGCCGAAGGCCTGGGAAGAGCGCTACGACGAGGGCGGACGCTTCCTTGGGTACCACTTCAAGGAGATGGAGCTGCTTGAGATTTCCGTGGTGCCGGTGCCGGCCAACCCCCAGGCGCTGGTTGAGGGGAAGGGCTTCGCCAAGGCACTGGCCGACTGGACGAAGGAGCCCGACGAGTCGGCACCCATGGCGCGCGGGTTCCAGTCGGAACTCCAGGGCTGGTTCAAGGCCATGGACGACGTGGCCGAACGGGCTGCCGACGAGGCTGATGCGGGCGGGTTCGCGCGCATGGTCCAGTTGCTTGAGCGCATCGAGAAGAACACCAGCCATGCCCTCCTCACGGTGCGCGTTGGGGACCTGGAGGTCAGTGGACCGGACGTCGACAGCGTGAAGGCGATGCTGGCCGCGGTTACTTCCGAGCCCAAGTCGAAGGCGTTGGAGCCCGGTCCTGGCGCTGGAGAGTTGGACCTCGCGGGCTTCCTCGGGGTCGACGCCGTTGTAGAAACCCCCGCCGTGTCAGAGGATGGCGACGCCAGCACCCTGGCCTCGGCTCTGTTTGGCGAGGGCTGACCCCACGCAGCACCCACAAGGAAACAAATGGAACTCACCGAAGAGCAGAAGAAGGCAGCCCTCCAGGCCAAGCAGGACGCGGAAGCAGCGCGCGTCAAGTCGTTGATCGCCTCGGCGGTCGCGACGGCCACGTCCGAAGCGCAGGCACCGATGCTGAAGGCCGTCGCTGACCTCACCGTCGCGCTGAGCGAGGCCACCAAGGCCAACTCGGCGGTTGCGGTGAAGGCCACCAATAACATGGGGACCGACCCCGGCCGCATGGCCATCACGGGCAAGGAAGCGAAGGAAGGCAGCGGCATCAGCGCGGCTCGCGTCCTGAAGGCGCAGCTCGTGGTCGCCTTGCAGAACAAGGGCGGCATCAACTCGGACGCCGTCGGCGACGTGTTGAAGGGCTGGGGCTACTCCACCGAAGAGCGGATGTTCCGTGACGCGCGCACCAAGGCGCTCGCGCAGAACGTGTTCGCGGACGGCGGCGCCATCGTGCCCGTGGAGTACTCGTCCGAACTCGTGGCGCTCCTGCGCAACGTGACGGCGGTCCGAAAGATGGGCGTGCGTACCATCCCGATGGGCGCCTCGCTGGAGATGCCCACCGCTGAGTCGGCGGCCACCGCGGCGTATGTCGGCGAGAACGCCGCCATCACCAGCTCGCAGCAGACGCTGGGCACCATGCGGCTCACCGAGAAGAAGCTCGGCGCGCTCGTGGTCATCAGCAACGACCTCATCCGCAACGCCGTCATCGGCGCGGAAGAGTTCGTGCGCGATGACCTCGTGCAGGTGCTGGCGCTGAAGGAGGACTACACGGCGCTCTTCAGCCCTGGGTCGGAGTACTCGCCCCGCGGCCTGACGTCGTTGGTCCTCGCGGCCAACCAGTACAACCAGACGGCGGCTTCGCACATCGCGCCCACGCTGGCCGAGCTGCGAGCCATCCTGGCGAAGGCCGTTCGCACGCTGATGGAGGCGAACATTCCGATGGTGCGCATGGGGTGGATCTTCAACCCCCGGACCTGGGCGTACCTGTGGGCCATCACCGATGGCAACGGGAACGCGGTGTACCAAGCCGAGATGGCCCAGGGCCGCATCATGGGCTACCCCTTCATCGTCACGAATCAGGTCCCCAACAACCTGACGTGGTCGGTCGACGGTTCTACCGACGTCTCGTGCATCTTCTTCGGCGACTGGTCGCAGTTCATCATCGGCGAGTCGATGGGCTTGCAGCTCGAAGTGTTCCCCAACGCCGCGTACGACATCAGCGGCACGGTGCACTCGGGCATCAGCAAGGACCAGAGCGTCATCCGCGCCATCCAGAAGCACGACTTCAACGTGCGGTACAACCGCGCGTTCGTCATCGTGAAGACCCGCATGGGCGGGTAACCGCCCAGTGAGTTGAGCGCGGCGCTCGTTCGGGTCGCGCTTCTCTCGCACCAACCACCGAAACCAAGGAAACCAAATGGCAACCTCATTCACAGACTTCAACGTTGGCTCGACGCTCCAGGCCTTCGCAGTCACCGCACAGAACGGCGTCGCTGCTGGCACGGGCGACAACACGGAACTCACCAGCTCGGGCATCGACCGAATCCCGGTCGGGCTGCCTTCCTTCCAGTCGGGCATTCTCGCCGTCGGGATGAAGACGAGCCTCACGGCTGCCGCGACCCTGTCGCTCACCGTGAAAATCTCCGAGTCCGACGACAACAGCTCATGGGGCGCGGACACGACGCTCATCAATGCTGAAGTCCAGTCGACCGGAGCACAGACGAACCAGAACCTCGTGCGCGAGCTGGCCGTCGACCTCCAGGGACGCAAGCGGTACGTGCGCTTCAAGGTGACGCTGGACCTCTCGGCCGGTGCGACCGACACCTTCGTGTACGGCGCCACCTTCGTGGCCGGTGGTAGCAACCGCCTGCCGGTCTGAAGCACACCCCATGAAGTGACCGCGGCCTCTCTGGGTTGAACGCCCAGGGGGGCCGTGGTCTTTTCCGGGCATGTCCAAGCCCACCCCGACCGTCGTTGTCCCGTTCCCTGGCCAGCCCGCGCTCGCCGTGGTGCCCACCCGAAACCTCCGCAGCGCCATCGGCCAAGAGATTCTGGCCGGCATTCCGTGCGGCCTCACCGTCGACAGCGCCGTTTCCCTCCTGGTCGCGGGCTACGTGAACGCATTCTGCTTCGACGCTGAGGCGGCATCTGGGTGGGAGCAGGCGCTGGTGTTCGCAGGCCAGCAGCCCGCCGACTTCTCACAGCAGTTCAGCGGCCCGTTCTTCGACCGACTGAAGGCCAAGCGCGAGGCTGCCGCGGTGGTGGAAGTCATCGACACCCGCCCGCCCGCGGTGCCCGCAGTGCTGGCCGACACCGTCAGCACCGGTGAAGAAGCGCAGGCGCCAGAGCCGAAGCCGACCCCGGTTGATGCGCCGCGACCTTCGAAGCGGGGCGCGAAGACCCCGCGCTGATGTAGCGTGGTGTCACCTCGTCGACCGGAGCAGCCATGGCCAACGCAATGTACCCTTCAGGACTCGCAGGAATCGCAAGCGGGGCCATCGACCTCGACACCTCCGACATCCGCGTGCTGGCGATGAAGACAGCCTTCACTCTCAACCTCGCGCACGACAACCTCGACGACATCAGCGCGGACAGTACTGGCACCGCGGTTGCCCTGGCGGGCCGGAGCAGCATCACCCCTGTCTCGCCGGCCAACGCTCGCGCCCTCGACGCCAATGACACCCCGCTGGGCGCGCTGCCCGACGCAGGCGACAAGCTGGTCTTGTACCTGCACACGGGCGTGGCTTCGACATCGACGCTCATCGCCTACCTCGACGGGTTCAGCTGGACCGCTGGGCAGTCACCAACCGCGGTCTGGTCGGCCAACGGCATCGTCTACCTCGTGAGCGCGTAACGTGGCGACGGGCACTGGCACCGCAACGTTGGACTTCGGCGCCTTCCCCGGCAGCAACGAGGCGTCGGTGACGGTGACTGGCGTTGCCACCATCGGCGCGAGCGCCAAGGTGGAGGCGTTCATCATGCGCGCCACCACCGCCGACCACACCCCCAACGACCACAGCTATGCCGCGATGTTCTGCGGCCTCACGTGCGGCGACGTCGTCGCGTCCACTGGCTTCACCATCTACGCCCGGTCAGAGCAGAAGCTCACCGGCACCTTCACCGTCCAGTACGTCTGGGCAGACTGAGGAACCACCATGGCTCTCGACTCGAAGATTGTCGGTTCAACCAGCGGCAACATCGCGGAGGTCGACGCGAACAACCAGCTCCAGGTGACCTTGCCCGTCATCCCGTCACGCGCGGGCTACGTGCAGCTGGCTGGTCAGCTGTCTGCGTCGGCGGACCCCGCGGGGTTGCTGGTTGAAGGCTTGCGCGCTTCGGCGCAGGGTCGCTTGGCTGTCGGTCAGCTGCTGATGCTCTTCAGCGAGTTATTCAACAACACCACGCTCAACTCAGCCACTTTCACTGCCCCAGTCGCAACGGCGACGGTGACCGTCGCTGGTGGCACACTGAATTTGAATGCGTCGCTGATCACCACGGCCAACGCCGTGAGCCGCGTGCAGACGTGGGCGCACTTCCCGTTGCAGCCCGACTTTGCCACCACGATGGTGTGGGACGCGCTGCTGACGCAGGATCCGCAAACTAACTGCACCGTTGAAATGGGAGTCGGCATCGCGAGCGCCTTGCTGGCTCCGACTGATGGCGTGTTCTTCAGGTTCAACGACTCAGGAGTCTTGGTCGGCGTAATGAACACCAACGGGACCGAGGTTGAAACGGACCCCATGACAGCGCCCGAGACCAACGTGATGCACCGGTACCGGGTCACGGTCGAGAACGACCGTTGCTTCTTCTACATCAACGGCGAATGCCAGGGCATCATCGAGACGGGAGCGACGCGAGGCTTCCCCGTCTACGCGCCAGCCCAGCCAGCGTTCTTCCGAGTGCGCAACGCTGCTGTTGCTCCGGCCCTCGCAGTCGGACTCAAGGTCGGCAGTCTGTTTGTCGGCATCCAGGACGCAGCGGAAGCGTTGGGGAAGGACAACGCCACCATTGCTGCCCTGATGGGCCGCATGGGCAGCCAAGGTCAGACCGGCAATGCAATGGGCTCGACCGCGTTGCTGACCAACTCGCTCGCAGCGGGCGCTGGCGTGGCGATGACGAACACCACGGCTGCGCTTGGCTCTGGCCTGGGTGGTCAGTTCGCGACTCAGCCGACCCTCGCAGTGGGTACGGACGGCATCGTCTGCAGTTACCTCAACCCGATTCCGACCAGCGCTATCCCAGGCAAGACGCTCTATCTCCGAGGCGTGCGCGTACAGGGAGTGGTGACCACGGCTCTGACTGGCGGTCCCGTCGCCTACGAATACCAACTCGCGTACGGGCACACCGCGGTGTCGATGGCCACGGCTGAAGCGGCAACCACCAAGGCCGCTCGCCGCGTAGGCATTGGGATCGAGTCGTTCGCGGCCGCGGCCGCCGTTGGTGTCGTCGGTAGCGCCAACGGTCAGTACATGCCTTTCAATGCGCCTATCGCCATCAACCCCGGCGAATACGTCGCGGTCACTGCGAAAAACCTCGGCGTGGTGACGAGCGCTGGCGTCATCCTGTTTTTGGTGAGCTTCGACGCCTACTGGGAATGAGCTGAGCCACCATGTCTCTTCTCCTCGCGCTCACGGGTGGTGGTGCGACTGTCATCCCGGGCAGCGCAGGAGTCGTGGTCGGTGGCGTCAGTCCGACGCTTGCGGTTGAACTCCAGGCCACACCCGCCGGCGTCGTGGTGGGTGGCCTCGCCCCGACGCTGAGCGTTTCGCTCGCGTGCTCCCCCGCCGGCGTCGTCGTCGGCACCAACTCACCCGCGCTCGCGTCCAGCGTTCAGCCGACCCCGGCTGGCGTGGTGCTGGGCGCGAACCTGCCGACGTTGTCCGTGTCGTTGGCCGCAACACCCGCGGGCGTGGTGGTCGGCATCCAGTCGCCCATCCTCGACGTCGCCGAGCTGATGGCCTCGCCCGTTGGCGTGGTGCTGGGCGTGCCCGTCGCGTCGATGACGGTTGCGCTGGCCACGTCCACGGTTGGCGCGGTGCTGGGCGCTTCGAGCCCGGGCCTCTCGGTCGACCTGTCGTGCACGCCCGTGGGTGTCCTCTTCGGGCTGCCGCAGGCGACCACCACGCCCCTCTACCCGACGCCTGTGGGCATCACCGTGGGGGCTCGCTCGCCCATCCTCTACAACCGCCTGGCGAACACCGGAGGCCCGTTGAAGCGACTGCCGCGCACCGTTTCTGTATTCTGAGCGGCATGGCACTCGATGACCTGGTCGCGTTCTGCACGCTCGCTGATTTGAAGTCGGAACTCGGCATCACCGACAGCGCCTCGGATGGTGCCCTGGAGCGCCGCATCCTGGTGGCCTCGGCGATGATCGAGAACTACTGCCAGCGCACCTTTCGGCGGAACACGGCCAAGGTCGAGCAACTCGCGGGCTTCGGTACCGTGTACCTGTTCCCGACGCTGACGCCCGTGGACTCCATTACGTCCATCACCCTGTGGGGCGACTTGGTCGACTCGTCGCTCTACGAAATCCACGACGGCTCGCTCATCTACAGCTCCAATGGGTGGATCGACACGTCGCTCGTTGCGCAGACGATGACGTCGGACCTCCAGCGCATCCCTGGCACGGCTGAGCGCGCCTTCGAAGTCACCTACGACGGCGGCTACTACCTGCCGAACGACGATGCGCAGGCCGGTACACCGCTCCCAGTCGACATCACCGAGGCGTGCCTGGCCATGGCGGCCACGTTGCACCGCAACGCAGGGCGTGACCAGTCCGTGCAAGCCGAGTCGGTGGGCGATGCCTCGGTGCAGTTCGCCGGCGGCGTGGCGGGTCGCGAGGCGATGCCCCTGTACGTGAAGAGCCTGCTGGCCCCCTACAAGCGAGCGGTCTGATGAGTGCCGTCAACGTCACCGCGCGGCTGACCGAGACCATCACCGTCAAGCGACCGACCGGCCATACGTCAGCGGGCGACTGGACCTACGGCGCGAACTTCACCGCACCGGCTCGCGTGCAGCGTGACACCCAGGAAGTGCAGGACGCGGAGGGGCGGCGCGTGTCGAACGCCACCATCCTCATCACCACGACGGAGCTGTTGGTCGGCGACATGGTGTGGCTCGCCGAGGACAGCACAGCCGATGCCGATGCGTGCCGGCGCATCTTGAACGTAAAGCGGCGTGTCGCGCTGGACGGCACCGTCACCCACTACACGGCCACCCTCTCATGATTCAGATGGCAGTCACCGGCCAGGCCGAGGTGATGCGCCGCATGAAGGAAGTGGCCAAGCTGTACCCAAAGGCGATGGCCGGGGCGATCTACAAGCTCGGCGTCGCCATCATGTCCAACGCACTGCCGCGCGTGCCCGTCGAGTTCGGACAGCTCAGGGCCTCGCACTACGTGGCACCACCGCAAGGGCAAGGCGCGAAGGCGAACGTGGAGCTTGGCTTCGGCACCGTGTACGCCGTGCCCCAGCATGAGCGCCTCGACTACAAGCACCCGCGCGGTGGCGAGGCGAAGTACTTGGAGAAGGCCATCTATGCGCTGTCGCCGGCGGCCCTTCAGCTACTGATGAAGTGGGCCTCGGAGATCGCCAAGAATGGCGGAAGCTGGGGGCGCGATGGCGCCATGCCTGCGCGTCCGAAGGTGGGAAACAGCAACCGCAAGTCGAAGTCGCAGGGCTCGCGGCTGAAGCGTGCGGCCGCAAACGTGCGCCGTCGCACCGGGCGCTGATACCCTGCCGGGCATGCTCACTGCCCTTCTCCTGCTCCTGGCCCAAACGCCCTCACCGGTGCCCGACGCAACGCCCTCGCGACGTGGCGTGGTGAACCGCACCACGCAGAGCTTCAGCGGTCAGAAGACCTTCACTGACGGCGGCATCGTCACGCACGGCCTGACGGTGGACGGTGGCGCGCGCGTCAGCGGCGACCTGGCGGTTGATGGCGGCGTCGTCATTGGTGGGGCGCTGGCTGTGGACGCAGGCATCACGCAGTTTGGTGGGCAGCCCGTGCAGTCGGCGACGTCGGCGGCCATTGCGCTCTTCGTCGACCCCGCGGGCTCCAACTCGAACACTTGCCTCGCAAGTGGCGCGGCCAACGCATGCCTCACGATTGCCGGAGCCGTCGCCAAGCTGCCGCGGTTCCTCCAGCACAGCAGCACCATCACCGTCGCGTCTGGCGCGTACACGACAGGCTTCGTGAGTTCGGCGCTTCCGACGCCTGTGGTCATCGGTCAGGGCATCGGACTTACCATTCAGGGCGCCATGGAGAACTCGACCGTGGCGACCGGAACGGCGACAGGCACATGCACCGCGGCTGCCGCGGGGTCGTCTTCCGGTCCAGCAACGTGCACCGACTCAGGGCAGTCTTGGACGGTCGACAACCTCAAAGGAAAGTTCATCACCTTTTCCTCGGGGACACTGTCCGGGCAATCGTTCCCCATTGTTACTAACTCGGCGACGGTCATCACCTTCCCGTCGACCACCAGTAGCGGGACGGTTGCGTACACGATTCAGGAACCCGGAGCGGTGTTCACGACGTCGGGCGCCAACCTCCCGCTTAACTTCAGCGGGAATGGAAACATCACGCTTTCGAAGATGAAGTTTGTCGTAACGGCGGGGAATGGATTCACCTTCGCATCGACGGCGCTGACTGGAATCAACGTGACGTGGCAGGACCTCTCCATCTCCGCATCGTCGACCGCGCTGTCAGTGTTTTCTGGACTTCATGCGATGCGGCGCTGCTACGTCACGTCTTCGGGCTCGCACGGGATTTCCGTCATCCACACCAACCCGACATGGTCGCCGACGCTCAGCGTCACGACCTCGTACATCCGAGTCACAACCGCAGCCTTCCATGGGGTTACGATTGAGTCTCAATCAGAGATGGCTGTGGCTCCTGTGACCAGCTCTTCAATCGAAGTGGCAACTGGCATTGGCGTCAATCTGAAGTATGGCCAGTTCGGCCAGAATGCATCTGGTTGGATTACGTGCACAACAACTGGGTCTGGGACGGGGATTGTGGTTGGTACGGTTGTCTCCGCAACTGCGCCTGGGACGCTGTCCAGTCATACATTCAACGGCACAAGTGTTCGAATCACCGGATGCGGAACCGGCTTGAGCGTCGCATCAGCACCAGCATCTGCAGTCGTCGGCGCCATCACGCTCGACACCGTGACAACCGGCTTCTCTGTCACCAAGGGCGGAATCATCGACTTCTTCGGTGCAACTCCGACCTTCACAAGCGTGACGAATGAACTCTCCTACGACGGCACCTTCTCCACCTTCGCCGCGCTCGTCGCTGCCGGCCCTCCGGCACTCCTGACCAACGCGTATGGCTCGCGGATCATCCGATGAGTCTCCACGCCTGGGCCGTCTACACGACCGACGTCGACGGGAACCTCGTGCCCACGGCGGGGCTGGTCGCCGGCATGAGCTTCATCGACTACCGCGACCACGCGACTGGCGCAGCTCGCACTCCGCCTGCTGCCATCGTGGACCTGGGCGGTGGGCAGTATGGCTTCGAGGCAAGCGACCTCGACGGCTCGGTGGGCACCGCGTGGTTGGTCGACAACGGGGTGGACACGCTGCCCAGGCGCACGGCGGGCGCTGTGCACGCAGGCGGGGACCCGTTCTCGGTCTGGCACCTCGAAGACAACGACGGCGAGCTATGGACCGGTGCAGCCCCCACCATCACCGAATACTCGAACGGCACCATCCCGGTGACGTCGCCTGGCGTGGTGGCCATCACCACCTACCTCTTCAGCGTCAGCCCCAGCACGGCCGACCTCGTGACGGGCGTCACCTTCCTGGCCACTTCGCCGGCCGGTGCTGCCCCCGAGTTCTTTCAGGACACGGTCACCCCCGCGGTGCCGGTCCCCGTGGTGGCTTCGAGCACCTACCCTGCCGATGCGGTGGCGTTGGAGCTGGCCGGCACCATTGCGCTCCCGAACCCGCCTGGCGGAACCGCGGTGGTGCTGACGTACGGGGCCGGCGGCAATCTGCTCACCGGACCGGTGCGACCCATCGAGGCACTCGTCGGGCAGCTCGCCGTGTTCGTGCTCCAGACGGGTGGTCAGGCCCCCGCGGCGTACATGGGCCAGAGCGAGAGTTGGCACGTGACGCGGGTCCAAGTGACGGTCCGCAGCGCCCTGAATGAGTTCGCCAGGGGCGAGGCGTTGGCCCGTGCGCTCCACGCCCGCATGCACTTGAACACCCCCGCCGGGTACACCTACTGCCTCGCGGGGGAGAGCGACCCGCTCTACCTGGGCACCGACGACGATGGCGCCCACCGCTTCGTCTTCAACCTGGACGTGGGCCACAGGCGGTAGACGTCGCTCATTCGTTCACCGAAGATGCCGGGGCACCCTTTGGAGGAACCACCCCATGGCTCTCGCTGGACATCCGGTCACTGTGTACATGAAGGCGTCGGCGGCGGCCGCGGTCAGCGGCGATGAAGTCGACGGGCTGAACAACGTCAGCTACTCGCCCTCGGTCGATCTGCTCGACATCACCGACTTCAAGGACACCACCGGCTTCAAGACGAAGCTGGCCGGCCTGAAGGACGGCTCGGTGTCGGTGTCCGGTGACTTCGAGGCGAGCGATGCCCCGCAGTTGCTCATCGCCAGCTCGTGGAGCAGCGGCG